TCAAGTCCGAGGTAAAAGCCAACGCCCCGGTTCGGACAGGGCAGTATAAAAAGGGATGGGCGGTAAAGAAGCAGAAGGAGACCGCCAATTCGCTGGAGCTGGTGGTGCATAACAAAAAGCGGTATCAGCTCACCCATTTACTGGAGAAAGGCCACGCCAAGCGTGGCGGCGGGAGAGTCCGGGCATTCCCCCATATCGCCCCTGCGGAACAGGCGGGCATCCGGGAACTGGAGGAAGGCATCAAAAGGGGGCTGGAAGGATGAAGCACGATGATGTATTGAAGATGATGGAGGAAATGGGGCTGCCCTTCGCTTATGACCACTTTGTCGAGGGCGAATCCCCGGAGCCGCCCTTCCTCGTATTTTTATATCCCAAAGCTGCGAATTTCGCGGCGGACGGGATTGCGTATTTCAAAATCAACCAGCTTGACATAGAACTGTACACCGATCTGAAAAATCCCGATCTGGAGGAAACTATAGAGGCGGTTCTGCTGAAGCACGGTATTTTCTATGGCAAGAGTGAAACGTGGATAGAATCGGAAAAGCTGTACGAAGTCTTGTATGAAATGGAGGTCTGAAATGAAGAACAACAATAAAGTGAAATTCAACATCTGCAACTGCCATTATGCCTTGCAGAAAACACAGGAGAATGGGGAAATCGGATTTGAGACTCCCGTGGCAATGCCCGGCGCGGTTTCCATCGCCTTAGACCCCAACGGGGAGCCGGAATCGTTCTATGCGGACGGCATCGAGTATTACATCATAGCCAACAACATGGGCTATGACGGCGACCTGGAACTGGCTTTGATTCCTGAAAGTTTCCGAACGGACGTGCTGAAGGAGGAGGCGGATAATAATGAAGTGCTGGTGGAGAACGCCCATTCCGAGACGGCGGCTTTTGCGCTGCTGTTCGAGTTTGACGGTGACATCCGCAAGATTCGCCATGTGCTGTATAACTGTTCCGCAAGCCGTCCCAAGATCGAGGGCAAGACCAATGAGGAGAGCCGGGAGGTGCAGACGGAGACGCTGACCATCAAGGCAAGGCCGCTGGCAAGCGGCTATGTGAAAGCCAAGACCGGGAACAGGACATCTGCGGAAACCTATGCCAACTGGTATAAATCCGTATATCTGCCGGAACCCAAAGCGGTGGATGCAGAAACAGAAGGACAGGGATAAGGAGGCTGAAAGGATATGAGCATTGTCAGAAAGATAGAGATAGACGGGCAGGATGTGTTGTTCAAGGCATCGGCGGCGATTCCGCGTATTTACAGACTAAAATTTCAGAGGGATATTTATAAGGATTTGCGGATTCTGGAAAAGAGCATCGGTGAGGGGGATGAGGAAAACTCCAACCTCGATCTGTTCTCATTGGAGATGTTCGAGAATATTGCCTACACGATGGCGAAGCACGCCGACCCGCAGATTCCCAATGAGGTGGACGAGTGGCTGGACGGATTCAATACCTTTTCCATCTACCAGGTATTGCCGCAATTGATAGAACTGTGGGGACTCAATGTGCAGACCGATGTGGAGGCTAAAAAAAACTTCGCCCAACTGAGCGGGAAATGACCACGCCGCTGTTCCTTCTGCGGTGTGTGCAGCTAGGGCTTTCGATGTCTGATCTGGAACTGCTCTCCATCGGGCTTATCAATGATATGTACTGCGAGAGCAGGAATGACTCCTGCTCCTATGCAGTGCTTGGAACACAACAGGATATGGATTTATTTTAATTGAAAAAACGGCCTTTTTCTGCTATGATTAGCGGTAGAAAAAGGCTGTAAGTATGACTTACAAATTGAAAGTTGACGCCGATGAAAATGAATGAAAGAAGAGAACACATATGCTCAATGCAGGAAGCAGGATAGTAAATAATTGGATATATCCTATTGACAAAGGCTATGTACTGATTGATACAGGGTATGAAAGCGGATTTGCACATTTTAAAAAGCAACTGGCAAAGATGCAAATAGTCCCTCAACAGATACGATATATTTTTTTGACACACGCTCACGATGACCACGCAGGTTATCTGAATGAAGTACTTTCGGAATGCCCTGACCTCCAAATCGTTATGAGCGACAAAGCATTAGAAAGATTATATAAAGGGCAAAACTCTTTTCATGGCGGTTGCACAACTAAGTTTGCCTTGTTCTTTTGTTATTTAATGAAGTTCGTTGGTAAAGGTAAGCATTTGTTTCCTTCAATAAAGCAAGAATATCAATGCAGATGTATTCAAGTGACCGAACAAAACCGTAAGCAAGTGGAACTTTTACTGCAAGGAAAAATTATTGATACTCCCGGTCATACTGCCGATTCCATATCGCTTTTACTAAATGACAGTTCTCTATTCTGCGGTGACGCTGCTATGAACGGCTTGCCAAGTTTACATAGAATAACCATTTGGGCAGAGGACAAAACGGCTTTTCTGAAATCTTGGGAAACAATCATTGCACTTAAACCAAATCTAATATATCCGGGACATGGCAAGCCGTTTGAATATGAAGACCTTAAAATAAATCTAAAACGAGCAAAAAATATGGAATTGTTACCGATTCAATAACTTCCAGTTTGTAGGGATGATGTAACAGCGGATGAAAACTGAATAATATTTACATAGGCACTTGCCATAACAGCAGGTGTCTTTTTTTACGCATTTTTTTAGGGAGCCTTGGGGCTTCCTTTTTTCGTGGGGAGGTGCTTTGGGGTGGGAGCGTCAAGGATACAGGGAATCACGGTGGAGATCGGCGGCGACACCACAAAGCTGACCGCCGCTCTGAAAGGGGTAAACGGGGAGATACGCACCACGCAGTCACAGCTTCGGGATGTAAATAACCTTTTGAAACTGGATCCCGGCAACACAGAACTGCTGGCACAGAAGCACCGGCTCCTTGCGGAAGCGGTGCGGGAGACGAAGGAAAAGCTGGAAACCCTGAAAGCGGCTGCGGAACAGGCAAACGAGGCGCTGGCAAAAGGGGAGATCACCCAGGAGCAGTATGACGGCCTGCAGCGGGAGATCATAGAGACCGAGGAACGGCTGAAAAGCCTCGAAGAACAGGCGAACCAGTCGGCGGTGGCGGTGCAGAAGATCGCCGCCGTGGGCGAGGACTTGAAGAACCTTGGGGATAAGATTTCCGAGGTGGGCACCACCCTCACCAAGACCGTGACCACGCCCATTGTGGGGCTTGGAACGGTGGCTGTAAAAACAGCGGCGGACTTCGATTCCGCCATGAGCCAGGTCGGGGCGGTTTCCGGGGCAACCGGGAGCGAGCTGGAGGCTCTGCGGGATAAAGCCCGTGAGATGGGCGCAAAGACCAAGTTCTCCGCATCGGAGGCAGCCGAGGCAATGAACTACATGGCGATGGCAGGCTGGAAAACCTCGGATATGCTCTCCGGCATTGAGGGCATCATGAACCTTGCCGCCGCCTCCGGGGAAGATTTGGCATCTACTTCCGACATCGTGACGGATGCCCTCACTGCTTTCGGTTTAACGGCAGCAGATTCCGGGCATTTCGCGGATATCCTTGCGGCGGCCAGTTCCAATGCCAACACCAATGTCTCCATGATGGGCGAGACCTTCAAATACTGTGCGCCCATTGCTGGGGCTTTGGGATTTTTGGCAGAGGATACCGCAGAGGCGATTGGCTTAATGGGCAATGCGGGGATCAAGTCCACCCAGGCCGGTACTGCGCTCCGTACCATCATGAGCAACCTTTCCGGGGAAGTGAAAATCTGCGGTTCGAGCATCGGGGAGGTCACAATCGCCACCACCAATGCGGACGGGAGCATGAGGGATTTGAGTGACATCCTGGCAGACTGCCGGACGGCATTCGGCGGGCTTTCCGAGTCCGAGAAGGCAGCGGCGGCAGAGGCGCTGGTTGGCAAGAATGCCATGTCAGGATTCCTCGCCCTTATGAACGCCGCACCTGCGGACATTGAAAAGGTGAGCAGCGCCATAGCGAACTGTGACGGGAAGTCGGCGGAGATGGCGGCCACCATGCAGGATAACCTTGCCGGGCAGCTTACCATCCTGAAAAGCCAGTTGGAGGAACTTGCCATTTCTTTCGGTGAAATCCTCATGCCCGCCATCCGCCAGATCGTCACATGGGTGCAGGGATTCGTGGATAAGCTGAACGGCATGGATGAGGGGACAAAGAACACCATCGTTACCATAGGGCTCCTTGCCGCCGCCATCGGCCCCGTCCTTATTGTGATTGGAAAAGTGGTCTCTGCGGTGGGCAGCATCATGACCTTCATCCCCACGCTGATCGGCGGCATTTCCAGTATCGGCGGAGGCTTAAGTGCGCTGTGGGGAATCCTTGCGGCGAACCCGGTAACGCTGGTCATTGCGGCAATCGCGGCTCTGATTGCCATTTTCGTGGCGCTGTGGAATAACTGCGAAGGCTTCCGGGAGTTCTGGATCAACCTTTGGAATGTGATAAAAGATGCGGCTGTTGCGGTATGGAATGGATTAAAAGACTTCTTTTCCAATATCTGGAATGCCATCACCGGGGCGGCGCAGGCTATCTGGAACGGATTGAAAGATTTTTTCAGTGGCTTATGGGAAGGGATAAAGAACATCTTCCAGACTGTGCTTGATGTGATAAAGACACTCATCGTGGCGCGGTTCGAGTTTTACAAAACCATTATCACCACGGTCTTAAATGTGATTCAGACGGTGGTATCCACGGTTTGGAATGCGATAAAAACCGTGATTGAAACCGTGACAAATGCCATCGGCTCCTTCCTTTCCAGTGCATGGGAAGCGATACGGAATACCGTCACCACAGTAATGGAGGCAATCCAAAACGTCATTACTACGGTATGGGAAGCCATCAAATCAGCGGTGACGGCGGTGCTTTCCGCCATTAAGGATGTGGTGGTCTCTGCGTGGGAGGCGATAAAGAACGCCATTTCCACAGCGATGGAAGCCATTAAATCTGCGGTCATTGCCGCATGGGAAGCCATAAAGAGCGCGGTTTCCTCTGCGATAGAAGCGATAAAAAATGTGGCTGTGGCGGCATGGGAAGCCATCAAGTCAGCGGTCATTTCCATTATGGACGCTATCAAGAGCGCCATCACTGCAGCGTGGGAAGCCATCAAATCCGCAGTCAGTTCCGTGGTGAATGCGATAAAGGAAGTCATTACTTCCGTCTGGAATACCATCAAATCCACGGTCACCAGTATCGTGGGCGGCATTAAGGACGCGGTGGTGAATGTATTCAACAGCCTGCTCTCCGGCATCAAGAACGCCATGAGCGGCATTGCCGGGGCAGTCAAGAGCGGATTCGATGCAGCCATTAATTTCATTAAGGGTCTGCCTTCACAGGCATTGCAGTGGGGCAAGGACATCATCGGCGGGTTGATCAATGGTATCAAGTCGAAGATCAGCGGCCTTGTGGACAGCGTGAAGGATATCGCGGGAACCATTGCCTCCTTTCTGCATTTCTCCGAGCCGGACGAGGGGCCGCTTTCCAACTTCCACACGTTCATGCCGGACATGATAGATTTACTCGGAAAAGGGATAAAAGGAAACCTCGGAAAGCTGACCGGCCCCATGAAGGAACTGGCGGGGATGCTCATTCCCACAACCGGGGCAATGGAAAGCATCACGTCATCCGGGAATGGTGGGAACGGGAGTGCTTCGTTAGCGGCAAGGCTGGATGCCATGTATGAAGTGGTGACAAAGTATCTGCCGAGGCTGGCAAACAGCCAGGTGGTATTGGATTCCGGGGTGCTGGTCGGGGAATTATCTGACGGGCTGAACCGGGAGCTGGGAAAGGCGTATTCATGATAAGGAAATTCAGGCTTATAAACGGGGAAGGGATGTCATGGGATTTGAATGCCAGGGCATCCTTTTTCCATTCCATTAGCGGTTTCGGCTATAAGGACGGGACGCAGTATGAACAGATCGGCACGGACTTCATTCCTTTGGAAGAATTATTTTCTCAGGGAGTGATGACCGGGCGCATCTTCTTTGGCGGCAGGAATGCCTATGTCAATTATAGAGCTTTCTCCCGTTTCGTCCGGGCGGTGCCGCTCACTCTCGTCTACGAGATGGAGGAGGCGTTCCGCGTCCCGGTGCGGATGACGGAGATCGCAAAGAGTGAGTTAATCACTGGCGGGGTGGGGCTGGATTGTGAAGTTGCTTTCACGGCAACGGGGCAGTTTTATAAAAATGTTTCCGGCTACAGCGGGACG